CATCAGCAAAGCTATTCCATGCATAAGAATAGTAATGCAAGAAAGTCTTGTTAGGGTCTTTTACGTTAGGGAGAAGACGTACAGTGTACGTATTTCCGACTTCAGTCTTAAGGTAATCCTTAAACTTAGTGTTACTGCCCTCAGTATTTTTGGTAAGGGCTGACTTAATGCTATCGAACATGGATGATGTGAATGAGGAGCTCATAATTAATTTTGTTTAGTATAGGTTGTATTTTTAGGTTAATCAAGTGGTTTTTTGTTTTATTTTTTGTATTCCAAGTTCGACTAATTTATTTGCCTTTTTTGAAGCGAAGTACTTTAGTCGAAATTTAGAAAGATTATTAAGAAAGTCATCGCCAAGAATAAATTTTAAGAGTTCAGGATCTAAAGCTCTTATACTACGTTCAAAGTTTTGAAATCCAAATAAGCTATAAACATTTACTCTATGTTCTTTAAGATGCAAGATGTACGATGAACTGTTTTCAGTTCGGTGTTCAATATATTCTGATATATCTATTCCTTGCTCTTTACAGAATGTAGAAATATATTTCAACGAATCAACAATATTTTTTAATTGATCTTCATTATCAGGATCAAGTGTTTCTTGTTTCTTCATGAAGATTGTATAAGCCTTAGTAGCTTTTAATGTTGTATAATAATCTAATTCGAAATGATCTTGATCTGGGTATACATCGTACGGAGCTTTAATAAAATTTTCTAATTTAATATGCGGAAACTTACCTAGAAAAATAGCTATCTTCTTTAAGCTATTGACATAAATGTCATTTAAATAACTAAAATCTTTTCTATACTTAAACGGTAATCCTTTTTTACTGCGAGAGATTCTAAGATGAGTATTATAGATATACTGTTCGAAATCCGTTAGAGATAGTTCCATCTCTACATTGTAATCTTCTTTTTAGTATTATTCAAGTATTTCATTACATATTTGCTTTTATGTAAACTTGGATCAAACGATAGAAAGGCCTGTACAACGGCAAAATCATTACTTGCATCACAATAATGTTTAAAGAGATCTCTTAGAGATTTGTTTTGTAACACCATAAGAAACACATTTGCAAGATTTAATTTTTTAGCATGTATTAAAGTTACAAAGGAACAAAAAGCAAGAAACAAATGATCTTGTTCATATTCTATAAGTGTCCCATCTTCTATCGAGCGCTTCATTGATTTAACTAATTATCAATAAAGTATATTAAATCAATGTCTTAATTAGAAAGTGCAGCTAGAGCATTAATAGTACTAGCACTAGCTTCAGTATCATTTAAGTGCTCATCCTCTGTTAGTGTCAGTGTAGAGTAGTCAATACGAAGAACACATTGACCAAAATTTTGACCAAATCGATTCTTCATCATACCCATCTTAATCACTCCAAGTTCACGATCTGTTGTTTCTTGCCAAATGCTCATAATAACATCTGCTGTCATTGCAAGACCAGAGCTCTCTGAGATTGTCTCCATTCCAGGATCTGATACACCAAATCCGCTTCTATTAACCTGAGTTGCTGTAATAATAGGGCAATTAAAGATATATGTAAGAGCTCTAAGTTGCTCAGTAATTTTTTTTACCTTCTCATAACTATTTCCTTCACCAGGGTAGGTAAGAAGATTAACATAATCTAGAACAATTGCATCAAATTTTAATCCCTTATCACGAAGCTTTTTAATGTAGGACTGCAAATACCCAACAGTAATAGTTGAAGGTGGAAACTCTTTAATAAGAATTTTAGCTCCAGGATTGTTACCCGCATATTCCTCAAGAGAATGCTTGAGTGTTGGTAACTCTGTTCTTAATTTACTTAACGGAATTTTAGTAAGGTTGGAGCTAATTCTCTGCGCGTAAATTACTTCAGGCATTTCAAGAGAAATAAGCAAAACGTTCTTTCCTTGTTCGGCAATATTAATCGCTACATTACCAAGAAAGATACTCTTACCAATATTTGTTTCGCCTGTAAATACATATAACGCTCTACCTTCTTGTAAAAATCCGCCACCAATTTTATCGTCTAACCACTTCCATCCTGTTGGGATATAATTGATTTGAGAGCTTAAATTATCTATAAGTTTATCAACGTTCTCAAGTAAATCTAAACCAATTTCTGTAGTTAAAGAAATATTACACGACGATTCAAACTTTTCTAAAATCTTAGCTGTATCCATGTCAGGCTTTTCAACAACCTCAAGCATTGTATGATATACAGCTTTTTCTTTTAAGAACGTTTCTGTGTTCTTATATAATTCTTCCGAGTTTAGATTTAAATCTAAATCTTTAAACTTCTCAACTGTCTTTACGTATGATTCTTTTAATTCTCTAGTTGTAAGTAGAGCCTTAATTTCTGTATTAGTAGGACAGGCATTACGACGATTAAAATAATCTTTTATGATTTCAAAAATAGGTTTAATGTCTTTATCTTTGAAGAAGATTGGCTTTACATAGTCAACAATAGAAGCAAGGTAGGTCTCATCCGTAAGAGCTTTACATACCATTATTCTTTCAAAATAATCATGATCGATTGATGCCATTCCTATCTATAATACTACCTAATGCTAATATTAGCTAGCATATTCTTTGAGAAACTTTGTCTGGTTTTCGACAAACGTCTTATCATTAATATCCCTTAATCCGGGAGAATTATGATATGTTAAAATTGGTACAACACCAACCTTTAGTTTCTTTTTGTTAGCGTCTATGCAGCTTGAAAGATCATAATGATGGAATGTATAGTTTTCATTAAATTTCCAACCCGCATCATGTACCTTCTTGACATTAATAGACATAAAAGCACCGTCAATTACAGCGACTCGAGCTGGCGATGGACCGAAGTTTGTAATTGATGTTGTACCATCTGGCAAATAATGCCCAGCAAAGCCTCTTAAGTCGCCGCCTTGAAATCCACCACACATAATATGCCAGAGAGCAGGTGCTTTTAGCTTAGGATTTAATCCGCCAGCGACACCAATAATATCATAAGTTTTATGTCCCTCTTCTAGCTTAGAAATAAAACCTGCATCATCAACGCTAATATCATCATGAGCAAAAATCATAATATCTTTATCTACGTTTTCAGGATCACGAATTAAAGAGTCATTATAAGCAGTACATAATCCTCTTTTGTTTTGAGTATAAAATTTTAATTTATCTAAAAGCAGTAAATTATTTGTTTTCTCGAGCTTAGCTAAGCTCTTATATAGAAGAGTTTGTTTGTAATCAGCTTGCTGTGTGCAGGATACAATTGCGAATGTCATAAAATAAAGAATGGTGAGTTGTTAGTAAACCCTCCTACAGAAGTTAGTCCCTCAGGTGTTACTAGGTAAAGAACACCCTCTGCTAATGGAGTCAAATCATCATCAGGTAAAGACGAGACTGTATTATCTAATACATTAGCGTAAAGTGTACTACCTGACCGAGCTACATAAACATTATGTGTATCTTTATTGTAAATCCAAAGACCAAAAGTGCCTTGTAGTTTGGATAAAACCTCGCAAACTACACCGACTTCATCAGTAATCTCTTCAGAATATTGTTCGAGTAATGCAGGTATTATAGATGAATCAACTTCGTTAAAATGGCTTTTATTTCTTATTTTAGCTTTAAGCTTTACATCATTTGTTAATACACCATTATGCGCTACAATCCAAGGTCCGCAGTGAAACGGGTGAGATGTTAATTCATCATAAGCGCGTTGCGAGCTGGTAGGGGCTTGTGTGTGGCCCATATAATAATAAAAATCTGATGGCTTCATTTGTACATCGATATTATTGATTATCATATTCTTCGATAACTCAACTGTACCTTGAGCTTTCATAGCAGCGTCAAATTTATGACTAAGAAATAGAGCACCATAAGCAAATGTACCTCTTTCCTTATTTTTATTATAAAGCTTCATGTACTTGTTAAAGTCGTGGTCTGCCTGAACCTCTTTAAAGAGGATATCTAGCGGCTCGATTCCTAAATCAAGACCCCCAGAACGCTCTCCACCTAGTTGGCGAAGGAGCGAGGCAGCTAC